TCGGAAGGCTTTCCGTTTGTTTTTTCTGCAACTCTATCTTTTCCCGATTGATGATCCTGAGAAGTAAATATTGCAACCCCGCCAGCATCCGTAACTGTTTTAACAATTAAATCACTATCAGTTGCAACAATTACCCCATCAACCCTTTTTATCTCCCTGGCCCGCTTATAAACATGAAGAACCATTGGCCAACCAGCAATCAAGGCAAGAGGTTTACCGGGGAACCTTGTTGACGCAAATCTTGCTGGAATTACCGCTATTGCATTCATCTTTGAGCAATGCTCACTTTAGGTTTTGATCCCCAAACACCAGCCATTTTAACATTGGTCAATTCATCAAATGCATCTGAGGCGGCATCAATCTGGTCCTTTGTCCCATCAGGAAAGTTTTCAGCTTCCAAAAGAAAAGATTCGTTCCAACTACCCCTTAACAATTTAACATTACCTGCTTGTGCTTGTGCTGATAATGGAGTTGCTCTTGTCTCCTTACTCCCGGAAACAGGATATGAAACAATATTATATCCAGCCATTTCAGAAATAAAATGTTTGGCCTGAGATTTCCCGGCCTGTCCTGGATCTTGCGGAATCCGTACTTTCGTTTTTGTCCCGTCCTGTGAAGCTGTATTCTTTATTGTTGAAAGGACTTTGCTTGAATCAATTTGGCTACGCTCAATATCCTCAATAAAATAAATACCGCCAACTTTAACCATTTTAACCCCAACAGTCCAAGCTGGCCCATCTGCCTTTTCCCGGATTTTCTTTTCTACTGGATCGGCCTTTGTCCCGGCTAAGTCCCAAGCTCTTACTCTTTTACCACCTGCCGGAATAGCTGAAACAATTTCAAAATCAGAGCGCCGAAAAAACATACCGGCAGAGGGGCGAATATTCCAATTTCCTTCAAGGAGTTGTGCCCGCTCTACCCTTGGGAGGGCGTGAAGTTTAGATAAATATGCGGGGTCTTTCTCCAACAAAATCCGATTATCAAATACAGAAGAACGGATAAACGTAAAACTTGAAGGAATCAACATTGGGTATTTATCGACCAGTTCTTGCCTTGTCGATGCCCAAACAACCTGATCTCCATCAAGAACAAACCAACGAATTACCCCAGAGCGAGATTTAATTACAAATCCATCCTCTCCTATATACCAATCAATAAATTGTCGTACCCAACTATCAGGATCAGGATTACAAGTTCCAAGAATTTTCCCAGATACCCCAGAAGCAGAACGGTTTCTAGAGTACATATAAGAAAACTGTTTCCAGGTAAAATGAGTTATTTCATCAAATCCAATAAGCGGAATCTGTGATCCTTGCCAATCGAACCTATCCTTTTCATGTTGCATATGAGCAAATGCAACTCTCATTCCTGTTAAAAAGGTAAACTTTAATTTATTCTCGTTTGATTTTGCGCCAAGTGGGGTATAAAGCCCGGTTGCTTCATCCCACAATGCGCCTTCTTCCTGGATTTGCTTTGTTGTTCTCCTGAATATTACCGCGCCAAACTTGGAATTATTAAAGTTATAAAGAGGCTTTAACAATAACGCAAAACTTTTTCCGCCCCCAGCACTCCCTCCGAAAAATACAACATCAGCCGGACACTGCAAGAAATCTGTCTGCGGTCCAGGCTGAGGGCGGATCTCAATCAAATCCTGTTTGGGGCAGGCTTCACCCATTATTCAAACTCCGTTCAGGAGGAAGGATCACGACAACATTACCAGCCTGGAGTGGTTCGCCATTAGGGCCAGATATTTCTTGTTGCTGATTTACTGTCCAACGTTTATCAGGTGATAATTGTTTTGTGCGATTAGTCAACCAAAGAGTCGCCGCCCCAACATCAGGCGGATAATGTTTTACAATTGGGGTAATAAGCACTTCCCCTTGATAAGCTGATATATGGACATCCTCATGGGTGTATCCGCAGGCTCTATGATATAGGGATTTGGCCACGTTAGCGTCTGCAATCTCCCTCCCTTCCTTTATGGCCCTAAAAAACTCATCATATTGTCTTATCCAATTTTCTATGCTAATCGTAGATACACCCAACAATTGTCCCAATCTTTCGTTAGTACAACCCAATAGACAAAACTTATGAGCTAATTCCGGGTGAACCTTAGAATCATATATAGGGGGCCTGCCTTCTGGCTGTTTAGGGATAGGGGATACTCTTTGGGGCTTCTTTCTAGCCTTTTTAATCGGTTTGGAGGGAATTTTTGTTTTTGTTCGGACCATTTTCAATCTTTTTATTAGGGTTGAATGACTTATTTATCTTAAATATATAGGATTTTATTAAGAAAATAAAGTGGTTGAATTTTTTTTGGCTTTTTTCCTCTTTTTTCTTACTTTTTCCTTTTCTTTTTTTTGAAAAGGATATATATTTAAATTAAGAGAGGAAGAAAAACAAACCCAAAGGAGGATAAAAATATGAAACTTAAAACTCGAAAAGCATACGGAACCCATAAAAAGACAGGGGATTTGTTTTATCTTGGAGATACGATAGACGGAGCACTAAAAGCTAATATGTTATTTAGGGATTATGAAAAAGCATTGATTAAGGCTAATCCGCAACTTGATATTCAGATTATAAAAGTAAGCAA